CCAACCAATAAATAATAGACGTGGTAGAAAAAGTTTAGGCAAAGGTAATGGTATGCCTTTGCGTATAACTCAAAAAGGTGATTGTATATGCGTTGGAAATACTGAGACGTTAACAACAATTGATGGGCATGCAGCTTGGACTGTAGAGTATGTTCAGCAACTTGTACCCACAAATGTTTTGTTGTTCCCTTGGTTGTCTGGATTCGCGGCCAAATTCGATAAATATCGATGTAGAAAGTTACACTTTAGATTTATTTCGAGACTAGGTTCATTCGTGGCTGCCGCTCCTGTTTTAGGAAGCACGATTTGGACATTTATATATGATTCAGATGATCCTGTTCCTACTAGCTACCAAGCTATGAAGAATACTAAGTGGTCCCACGAATTAAAAGCTAGTGACAACCATAATTTCGATTTTAGACCTAGTGAAGCTTTATTTAATGAATATTACGTTAATCATTCTGGTGAACAAGACCTAACTAGCCCTGGGTATGTTATGTTAGCAACTTATGGTCTTGCTGCCACCACAAATAGCATAGGGTCAATAGAAATAGATTATGAATTTGATTTTATGTTACCTCGTTCTAATCCGACAGGTATATTAGCAGGTGATTATCAGAGTTTCGTGTACTCTGACACAATGAATAATTTAGTAGCTGGTGCCAATTTGCCAACCACTTGTACAACAACAGGTAAACCATTGTACGCAGTGCGTTTGGTTTCTTCGGGTGTGTATGGTTTCTGGTTTGCCCAGCCAGGTAGATATAGTGTACATGTATCTGTGGAAACAACTCATATTGCGTCTACTGGTGGTTTTTCTCTTTCTACCACTCGTGGTGCCGCCACAGATGCTTGGATAACTGATATAGGTAGTAATTTAGTTAATGATGCAGCTATCGGTGCTACTTTGATAATATGGCATTGTAATGCTGAAATAACTGTTCAAGATAGTGATGTTAATTGGAGAAATGGGGTGCCTCAAGTTTCTGGTAGTGTACAAGGTTGTGATCTTGTTTGTGTTCCTGGTAACAGCACAACTCAAACATTTTATATAACGTGCCATGTTATTTGCCATTCTGTGTTGGCAACAGGGAATGATAATTTGCGATTGAATTCGCGTAAACCTGTTGAAGTTTCACAAATAGATGAAGCAGTAAGGAAGTATATGGAGTTGCACAGGAATGGGAAAGATGAAGTTGAGGATTATTGTTTACCTCCTCGACCACCAAGACTTGTTCGATCTGAGGCTTGTCTCACTTGTCATGCAGATGCTGATATTTGTAAGTGTAACATTACACTGACACGTTTCTTGCGTGATGGGGACCCACCACCTGCACCAACACCTTCTAGAAGTAGTAG